GGGGGGGCTAAGGGTAGTTGTTAATTTTTATAGTTTCTCAATTTCGCAGTTTCTTAAGTCCCCGGCATGAAATCCCGCAGTAGGCGGGAGGGGATTTAGGGGTTTTTAGGCTGTCCGTCCGTCGTAAACGGAAACTTGCTCTCCCCATGCAATTTCAGTATCGGCCTTCATCAGCATTTTGAAGAAGTAACGCTCGCCGGCGTTGGTCACCTTGTCGATCTTGATTGTGTCAAAATCGTTCACCAGGTTCACGCCAGCCCACAGGTTCGAGGTAAGGTCGTTTGTGGCAATGGTGCACACAATCACATTCTCGGGCCATTCGCTCAATACTTCGATTGGCATTCCCTTGAATACCGCCTTATTGGTCGATGTAGGATCAGCACCCTTATTGGGCAATGCGGTTAAGGCATCGTCGTATTTTTCCCAATCCTCGGGGCTCATAAGCATTTTTGCTTTAGCCCTGTATTTCTTTGGCAAAGCCAGGCGGGCAAGCTGCATCTTGGCAATAATGTTCGAGCTAGTCAGTGCCACGGGGCTTTCAACCTCGTTAATGTCGGTATCGGCCAATATCTTCGTGATGATACCGTTAAACAGGTGCTCATCGTCATCGCCGGCCTCGCCGTTGATAAAATGGTAGCCCAGTTCAAAATCCACGGCCTTGGCCATCTCGGCAAGCAACGTGTTCTGCACGTTCGCGGGCAGCTCGGTAAACACCAGTTCACCCTTGGGTTGGAAGGGCCTCCAAATGTTTTCAAAGGCGCGGGGGTTGAAAGTAGTGAAGGCCATGAATTCCACGGGCTCCAAATACTTCTCGTCGTAGGTGAAATTGCCTTTGCCATCCTCGTCGGTAGGCATTTCCTTGCGCTTTTGCAGCATGGTGCCGGTTTTCAACCTCGGCAGGGTATATTTTTTGCTCACGTTGGGAACCAGTTTAATCAACCCGCGCTCAACCAACTCGTTCGAGGTGGTTGCCCTTACAAGCAACTGCTCAAGCACCTCGCCGCTATAAGCGGTGCCTTCAATAATAATGTCCGACATTACTTCCTGTTTTTAAGATTATCGTTAATTTCTTTTTGGCGCGCATCCCACGCGCTCAACTTCATCCCACCGTCTGGTGAGCCTGCCGAACCACCCAGTTCGCTCACGCCTTTCATCCCTTCCAGAATTGCCTTGGTGCCTTCAAAATCGGCCTCGGCAAACTTTAAGTAAGTTTCCTTTTGGCTGGCAGTGATCTTTTTGGCGGCAATGGCGCCGTCAACCAGCTCCACACGTTTGGCTTTGTCGGCTGCCTTTTGGGCATCTTCAAAACCTTTTAACTTCACTTCCAACGCTGTTTTTTCGTTGGTCAGGTTAGTTACCTGTCCCTGCAGGTCAGCAAGCTTAATGGCATTGGCTGCCGATTGCTGAACAGCCAACAGGATTTCGGCTTCCGAAGCTCCGTCCGAAAGCTTTAATACTTGTGCTATTTGTTCGCTAAATTTCATATCATCGTTTAAATGTTGAATATCTGCAAGAAGTGGCAACAGGTGGTTCCCGTCGCGGTCGCTCAGGTTAATATCCTGCCCAAACTCGTCCTGTAAGCGCAGCGCGTTACGGTTGGCGCCTATATCAACCAACGAGCATTCCATCAAAAGCGACTGTACCACGGTAGGCCTTGTTTGGCCTTTGACCAACACTGCCGGGTCATCGCTGGTGGTTATGGCCCTGGCCCCTATCGATACCATGTTGATTATGCCCTTATCAACCTTACGCATCAGGCTAACGGCAAACTCATCATCCTCATCAAATTCAAGGTCGGCAACCAGTTTTTTCCCATCCTTACGTATGTTGACCCATTTGCCAATGGGCAGCGGCTCCGTGTTTTTGTTCCAACCATAAGCGCGGGCGTGCACCCAAAGGGCGATCGGGTTTTTCTCAAATAATGAAGTATCGATCCCTTCGGTAAGGAACCGGAACCCGTAGCTGTTTAAGCTTTCGTCCGAGAGTACAAATGAGTACGGTGCTGGCATGTTGTGCTGTTAAATTGTTAGTGGCTTCGTGCCTTGTTCGAAGCCCAAATTTTCACCGAAAAAAACCGCCTAACAAACTTTAGTGCAACACATTCAAACATCCGTGCAAGGTTACCATCATTTCTTTTTCCAGGCGCGTGTTATTGTGAAATTCGCCAATTGACGAATGACTAATTACCTTTTTTAATGGCAAAAGAACGCGAACGCCGCACGGCGCACATACTATACGTTGAGCAAAAAAAAACAGCCAAAGAAGTGGCCGATCTGGTTGGGGTGAGTGAAAAAACACTATCCGACTGGGTTACTAAGTTCAACTGGAAAACCGAACGCGATGCCCGGAACACCTCTCCAACGCAACGCATCGGCAACATCGAAAGCATCATTGCCGGACTGGCCGAGGAGCGCATCGAACTGAGCCGCCGTCTGCACGAAAGCGAAAAGGCCGGAAACAAAGAGGAAGTCGACGAAATACGCCGTAACATCAGCAAGCTCGACGATGCTGTATCAAAATGGAACAAAACGCTTAGGGACATTAACAAGGAAGCCCGCATTCCACTCGCTACCTATCTCGAAGTGATGCAAACCATTTTCGAAGCACTTCAACACTACAACACTAAGCTGTTCATGCAAACGCTCGACTTCCAGGAAAAACACATTCACGACGTTTCACTTAAACTATCGATGTAATGCGCATAGCCGATAAGCAGGCAAAGGAACGCTACCTCGAGCGGCTAAAAGACATAAAAGAGGGTACTTACATCAACCCCTTCGAGACTGAGGCCGAAAAAGAGGAAATTCGCAGACGCTTGCGAAAAGACCCGGCATTCCTTTGCGAATTTCTGTTCCCACACTATGCCACCGCTAAAGCTTCATGGTTCCAGATCAGGCTTGCAAAGGCTGTTCTGAAAAACAAAACAATCCGCCGCCTGGTGCGATGGGGCCGGGGCCTTGCAAAATCGGTTTGGGTGGATATTATCATCCCAATTTTCCTTTGGGTTAACGGCGAGTTCGTTTATGAGGTGATCGTTGGCAACAACGAGGATAAAGCCTGCGATCTTCTCGACGATGTACGCGCCGAGTTTCAGGGCAACCAACGACTGATCCATTATTTTGGAGACCAGTTCAATCCCGGAAGTTGGGAAAGTGGCGATTTCAGAACAAAGGACGGAAGGTTCATTGGTCAGGCTATCGGTGTTGGTCAGGATTGCCGGGGGTTGCGAAAAGGCCCAATACGCCCGAACTACATCAGCTGCGACGACTTGGAGGATAAAGACACCGCTAAAAACCCGAAACGACAGGATGAAATCGTTACCTGGATCGAAGGCTCACTGTTGAAGTGTATGGACGGCGATACCCGTCGATACCTGCACCCGAACAACGACCCCTGGCCACGTTCTATTCAAAACCAGCTCGAGAAGAAACACCCCAATTGGGACTTGGACGTGGTTGAAGCCTACGATGAAGTAACATACAAACCCGCATGGCCTGAAAAGTACGACAATAATTACTACCGGGTAATGGAAAACGAGGACGGTGCCATTAGCTGCCATGCCGAGTACAACCATAAAAAGCTGGTTAAAGGAAAAGTATTTACCGACGAGCTGTTCCAGTGGGGCAAACGCCCACGCTTCGACCAGTTCCGCCACATCGTAGGGTTTTGGGACGTAGCGTATTCCGGGGCAAACGACTATAACGCCGTAAAGGTTTGGGGGCTCCACGGCCTCAATTTCTGGTGCCTTAAGGCCTTCGTGCGCCAGTGCAAAATGGCCGATGCCATACGCTTCATGTATCACTACCAGGAAACGCTCCCCCCCACGGTAATGGTTCATTGGCGGGTCGAGGAACAGTTCTGGAACGACCCGCTTAAACAAGCTTTAAAAAAGGTTGAACGAGAGTTTAAGAAGTCCCTGAATATCGTGATTTCCCCTAAACCAAGGCTCAAAAAGTTCGACAGGCTCATGAGCCAGCACCCCTATTACCAGAATTCGCGCATCTATTACGACGATGCAGAATTTGCAAACAACGATATGACTGAGGGCATAAATCAGCAAAAGGGCATCGAACCCGGGTACAACACCCACGACGATAGCCCCGATGCCGACCAACAAGCAGTAGAGTACCTTTCGAAATTCGTAAGGTACGAGGGTGAGCGGCGCAACGAAGTAAAAACCGTTCGCGCCAGACGCAATAACCGCATCTAATGACTATTGACTAATGACTATTGACTAATAATATGGCATTCATCTCAAAATCCGACCTGTCGCAGGACATATACAGCGAAATACTTTCCGGGTTAACGCGGTCGAGCGACGAAAAAATAACCACTGCCTGCGCCGAAGCCGTGGCCGAAATCAATGGCTACGTGTGCGCCCGCTACGATACGGCTGCATTATTTGCGGCACCCGCTCCTGAAGGTGAACCGGTTGGTGAGCCTGTCGAATCACGTAACCTTACCATCCTTGCTATTGCCCGTACCATTGCAATATACAAGCTGTATAAGGTTTGCAATAAAATGAACGAGTTGGCAAGGGTCGAGTACGAAGATGCCATTGCGCTGCTATTGCGTATCCAAAAAGGGCAATTCATTCTCGAAGGCGCCAAACTTTTCGGCCAAACCGAAACCGTAACGCCCACCTCGCAAATATCGCGCACCGGCAACATAAAAAGAGAAAATTACATCTAAAACGGCGCCCCGCCAAAATCCCCCCTTTAGGGGGTCAGGGGGTTAATATATGGCATCAAAAGCACCTGAAATAATACTGAAAACAGCCTCGTACGACCGCACGGGCAAGGACGTATCCAAGTGGAAAACCGCGCTTAAATCGGCTGAGGACCCCGACTATCCCGACCGCTCGAAACTAATGGACCTGTATCACGATCTGATGCTCGACGGGCACCTTACTTCCATTACCGAAAAACGGATTCTTAACATTACCAACCTGCCAATGGTTTGGCAAACAGGTACGGGCAAAGAAAACGTGTTGATTACCGATTTGCTCGAAACCGAGGCCTTCGAATATTTATTACGCACAATTGTCGAAAGCCGCCTGTTCGGTTTTTCGCTTAACTGGGTCGATATTACCCAGCCTGGGGCCAACAAACCAAGCGTAAAACTTGTCGACCGGCGCCATGTAGAACCATCCCGGAACATTTATAAACACAAGTCGGGCGATTCGCTTAACTCGGGCATCGATTACACCCAGCCGCCATTAAGCAATTATGTGCTCACAGCTGGCCGCGCCGACGATATGGGCTTATTGCTCAAATGTGCACCTTATGTGCTGTGGAAACGGGGCGACATTGGCGATTGGGCCACCTTTGCCGAGGTGTTCGGATCGCCCCTCAGGAAAGGTAAATTCCCACTGGGCGACGATCAGTCGAAACGCGAGCTGGAGGATGCCATGAATGAAGCCGGTAGCGCAAACTCCATTGTTATGCCCGACACCTGCGATATCGACTTCGTGCAAAACACCACCTCTACATCGGGGAAAGGGGTACACGAATCGTTTGCCGATTTTTTGAACAACGAGATGAGTAAAATCATCCTGGGTAACACCATGACCACCGACGCCCAGGGCGGCAATTACAAGGGCGAGGTTCACCAGGATAGCGAGAAAGGCATTTTTAACGCCGACAAAAAATTTGTACTCCGGATCCTGAATTCCGAATTTTGGAAACTGCTTGAAATACACGGTTACAACCCGGCAGATGGGAAATTTACCATTCTCGAAAGCGACAACATGCCCCTGAAAGACCGCATTGTCATCGATAAGGAATTAAATGGCATTGTCGAAATGGAACCCGAGTATTTTTACGAAAAATATGGCATTACCGTACCCAAAGGTGGCGCAAAATTCAAATCCACGCCCTCAAATACCGCGCAAATGTTCGACCATGGCGACTCCATTCCCCTTCAGGGGAAAGGTGGCCGAAGGCCGGATAGGGGTCGCAACCTGTTCAATTTTTTCGACTAAGCCCTGACAGGGTTCTAACCCCTGTCAGGGCTGTTACAACGCTGTACAGCCACTACAATTGCACATGTTGCTCCGGAACGGTCGCTGAGCTTGTCGATGCATTCTCCCCCGAAGAAATCACCAACATCGAAAGCCTGTGCGAAAAGGCATTGCGCAAAATTTATACCGGCCAATATAATGGCGAATTCCCCGGGGAATTCTGGCAAATCACTACCGACAAATTAAACGACGCTGTACGGGTAGCCCTTGGTGGCTCCCCTTCACTCAAGCCCCTGCAAAACCAACTGGTGTACCAAAACGGCGTGTTCGCTGCCTTCAAATCAAAGGCGCAAACCCAAACGCTGGAAAACCTTATGGCGGCCTCAAAGGCCAAAACCTTCACCGATTTTGCCGCCGAGGTACAGGGAACCATTAAGGATTATAACATCAACCACCTCAAGGCCGAGTGGAACACGGCCAAAAAAGCAGCCCGCAGCGCTAAGAACTGGGCAAAAGCCATCGAGGATTCCGACCTTTTCCCAAATATCGAATACCTGGCATCAACGGCCAAAGAGCCACGCGATGTGCACCGGCCATACTACGGCATGATACGCCCCATCGACGATCCTGTATGGGCTACCATATTGCCACCATCCGACTGGGGTTGCCAGTGTGGCTGGAAAACCACAGATAAGGGTGTGACACAAAAGCCACATACAATGCCACCACCCGAACCCGGATTGGATAATAACCCCGGTGCCGATGGTGCACTGATCAGCCCTTCGCACCCGCATATTGTAGACGGGAAAAAACAAGCCGAGGCAATACTGAAAAGTAATATTGAACAAATTTACGGGATCGACAGAAGCGAACTAACACTATTCAAATTCGATCCTAAAACAAACGGCTGTGTCTTTTCGTACGATAAGGGCATTACAAAAGACGATGAGTTTAAGGGTAATCTGAAAACATCAGAAAAGTTGATAAAACGCGGCAAATTGGTTGAACTGCTCAAAAGATCAAATGAGCATGGGGTTCGAAGCATAGATTCAATTGTATGCAATATAAAAACAGAGCTAAAGGGATGCAGCTCAAAAACGTCAATAGACAATGGTCTTAGGGATGCGCATGATAAGTGCAAAAACCTGAAAACAAGATGCGATGTGGTATTGGATTTAAATGAAGATTTTAAAGGTGTTGAAGATGCAATATCTGATCGACTGCAACGGTGTTGGACTATCGATGATGTCTATATCTTTAATAGCAATAAGCTATACAAATGGGATAAAAATACAAAAGGGATGCAAAGCATCCCTTAGGCGGGGTTCAGGACAGTTTCCAACCCCAAACCGATACAA